CCATCCGGGACGCCCAGAGCGAAGAAGACCCATTCCCCTACATCATCGTCCGCCTTGACCACGGCGGCGTCGATTCGCAGACCGACCCCCACAAGGTAACGGTACTTTTGATTATCGGAATCTTTGACGATGGCACGGAAGACGAAAGAAACCCGCCGCCGCAGGATGAAGCGTGGGACAACCGGAACTACGGAACCACAGCCGTCATGGAGATGATCGAGCGCATACAAGAGCATTACGAAAAGCGCCCCGCTCTTGATAATGGGAAATTCTGCTTTGACGGCCCTTTTCATTGGGTGATGCAGGAGGAAACCAACAGTTATCCCTATTATATCGGCGCTTGTGATTTAACCTTCACCCTGGCCGCGCCCCGTAAGGAAAGGAGTAAATTTGTATGATAAAAAGGATGTATGTCGGCCCGACCCTTGACGGCATTGCCGCGCGGAATACGGTCTATGAGGAGCTGCCGGAGGCGCTGGAAGCGGCAATCGAAAGGCGGCCATGGATGTCTGGCCTCTGTATTTCGCTTTTGGGGCTTTCCAAAGCCCTCCGGCAGATCGATGCAAAGCAGGGCGGCGTCTACACCCTATACGCTAAGGCGGAATCCGAAAAGGCCGCTATTCTGAAAGGAGCGTAACCTATGGCATTTCAGCATGGCGTCCGTGTATCGGAACAGCCCACAAGTCTGCTGGCCCCTATCCTGGGAACCGCAGGGCTTCAGGTCGTTTTCGGTACTGCGCCCGTGAACCTGGCCGAAGATACCTACAGCGTGACCAATACACAGGGCTTCAGGTCGTTTACGGTACTGCGCCCGTGAACCTGGCCGAAGATCCCTACAGCGTGACCAATACCCCGGTCATTGCCTATTCATGGTCGGAAGCCGTTAAAAAGCTTGGCTACTCGGCGGACTATGCGAAATATACGCTTTGCCAGTCCATGTATGCCAGCTTCCAGCTTATCGGCGTCGCTCCGGTCGTTTTTGTGAACGTCCTTGACCCGAAGAAGCACAAGAAGAAAAACGAACCGCAGACCGTGCCTGTAGAGGATTTGGAAGCTGCGACGACCCTCGCGGGGGTTCTGTTAGATACCGTAACCGTTACTGTGCCCGGTACGGACGGCGCTGCAGAAACGCTTCTCAGCGTTGATACGGACTATATCATAGGGTTTGATGACGACGGCTATTTGATTATCACCCTGTCCGCTGGCGGGGCTGGGGCTGAAGCTACGGAAATCCTCGTGGCGTCTACATCGATCGACCCGGACGCCGTGGACGAGGATGACGTCATCGGCGTAAGCGCAACCGGCGGGGAAAAGGGCTTTGAGGTGCTGCGGCAGGTATATCCAAAGCTCGGCATGACCCCCGGCCTGATCCTTGCCCCCGGCTGGAGCCATATCCCCGATGTTGGAATTGTCATGGCCGCTAAGACGGAGGAAATCAACGGCTATTTCCGATGCGAGGGCTTCATCGACATTGACAGCACTGCTGACGGATGCACCGCCTACGACAAGGTCAAACAGGCGAAGGAGGCCGCAGGCTGCACCAACAAGCATATTATGCCGCTCTAGCCGTGCCTCGCGGTGGGTTCCAGCTGGTTCTGGTACAGCGCCATTATGGGCGCGCTGACCGCCTATGTTGACGCCAATAACGACGATGTGCCGAATCTTTCCCCTTCCAACAAGCTGATCGGCGTGACCGGCACAGTCCTGGCGGACGGAGAGACAGAGGTCATTTTAGACCAGCTGCAGGGCAACGCCGTGAACAGCTTCGGCGTCACCACCGCCATCAACGTCAATGGCTGGCGCACCTGGGGAAACCGTTCCGCTTGCTATCCGTCCAGCAGTGACCCGAAAGATATGTGGTTCTGCTGCCGCCGCTTCTTCAGCTGGTGGGGCAACAGCTTCATTTTGACCTATTTTCAGAAGGTAGATGATCCGGCGAACCCCCGCCTGATCGAAACGATCGTCGATACGGAAAATATTCGGGGGGCCGCCTATGTTTCGCAGGGCAAGTGCGCAAGGGCGGAAATTACGTTCAGCATGGACGAAAATCCGCTGACCGATCTGATTGACGGCAAACTGACATTCCATCAGTATCTTACGCCATATCCCCCGGCAGAGGATATCCACAACATTCTGGAGTTTGATCCCTATGCTCTGGAAGAGGCGCTGGCAAGCGCAAGCACTTGAGAAAGGAGGCGCTAACCAATGGCAATCGCAGGGATTCCGGAAGTCATTAACGATTTTAACCTGTATCTTTCCGGCAATAGGCTGGCAGGCATGACTGGTGAAGTCGCCCTCCCGGATTTTGAGGCTATGACGTCCACGACTTCCGGCAACGGGATTCTGGGCGAATATGAGGCTATCGTCCTCGGCCACTACGGCAGCATGGAGCAGGAGATCCCCTTCCGCTGCATCAACGAGGATTATTTCAAGATGGTCAGCCCCAGTACCGCTGTTGAGCTGATGCTCCGCGGCGCGATCCAGCAGTCCGAAAAAACAACGCAGAACGAAGCGGAAGTCGGGATGCGGGTTGTTTTCCGGGGCCGGTGCAAGAAAATTGCGATCGGCACGGTAAAGCAGCGGGAACAGATGAACAGTTCGATTACCCTTGAGCTGACGTATATCAAAGTCGAGATGGGCGGCAAGGAAAGGGTATGTCTTGATAAGTTAAACAGCGTTTTCCGGGTAAATGGCGTAGATCAGCTGGCAAAAATCCGGGCGCTCACCTAAACGAAGGAGGAAACAACCATGAACACCACTGAAAAACCACAATCGCCGTGCAGGAAGCGATTCAGGATGCCCCTGTCATCCGGGACGCCGCCGCCGTCGCCCCTGTCCCAGTCAGCGACGGCAAGCCCGGGGACGCTGCGGGGCCGGAGAGCTACGTCCGTTTTCACAGGCCTTATCTTTTCGAAGGCAACAGCTATGCCGGGATCGACCTCAAGGCGATTGAGGAATTGACCGCGAAAGACATGTGCGATGCGGAGAAGTACCTCAGCCGGATCGGCATTATTTCCCCGCTCCCAGAAATGACAATGGAATACATTGCTTTCGTTTCTAACCGGGCCACCGGGCAGCCCATTGAGTTTTTCATGGGCCTCCCGCCCAAGGACGCTACGAAAGTGAAGAATAAGGTAACGAGTTTTTCTACGGAGAGGATTAAGCCCGGACGACGGGGAACGGCTCCGTGAGATTTGTATATATCTGACGATGACCCTGCATTCGGACTATTGCAAATTTATGGAGATGCCCATCCCTGAGCTGCTTAAAACGGTGAAGGCGGCGCAGAAGGCGGTGAAGAAGATTGGCAAACGGAAACACAAGTAAAGAATACAAGCTCGCCATAAAAATCGCCGGAGCCGTCTCATCCTCTTTCAACAGCGCGGTCAGGGACGCCGGAACCAAGCTGACAAACCTGGGAAGCATTGCGCAAAGGGCGGCGGCAGTAGCAGCCGCCGCCTGGGGCGCATTAAAGCTGGGGGAATTCATCTCCAGCGCGGTCGGTACCTATCAGGAATTCGAACAGGCCATGGCAAACACTGCCGCCATCGCTGGGGCCACCGGGGAGCAGTACGATGCGCTGCAGGCGGCAGCGCTGGAGATGGGCAAGGCCACCAGCAAGAGCGCGAAGGAATGCGCGGACGCCCTCGGCTATATGAGCCTTGCGGGCTGGGATGTCAATACCTCCATCGCAAGCCTTGAGCCGGTACTCCGGCTTTCGGAAGCTACCGGCATGGATCTGGCCCGATGTTCCGACCTTGTGACTGACAGCATGAGCGCACTGGGCGTGGAAGCGAAAGACCTTGCCGAGTACCTTGACGTCGCGGCAATGGCGAACAACAAATCGAACCAGACCGCCGAAATGCTGATGGAAGCCTATATCGGCGTCGGCGGCACCATGAAAAACCTGAACGTCCCCATTCAGGAAAGCGCCGCCGCCCTTGGTGTTATGGCAAACCGGGGCATTAAAGGCTCGGAAGCCGGAACGGCGCTCAACGCGGTACTGACGAACCTGACCACCGGAACCGGGCAGGCCGGGACGATGATGAAAAAGCTCGGCATTTCCGCTTTCGACAGCAGCGGGAAATTTATCGGACTGGAAGAAACCATCCGCATGGTATCAGACGCCACCAAAGACATGACAGGGGAAGAGCGAAATGCCGCCCTTGCCGCCATTGGCGGGAAGCAGCATATCGACGCCCTGAATGACCTGATAGGCGGTCTGACGACTGTCACGGCGGACGGAGTTTCAGAGTGGCAGGCATTGTCTGACGCCCTTTACAATTCAGAGGGCGCAATGGCCAGCATGGCGGAAGCAGTAACCAACACCTGGGAAGGCGCCAACGCGCGGCTTGAATCCGCCATAGACGACTTAAAAATCAACCTGGTTTCTACCTTTGCCCCCTACGCCATCAGCGCTATAAACAGCGTTGCGGCGCATATCCCGGCTATTACGGAAGCCGTTACAGAAACAGCACAGTCGTTCATGGGCTGCGCTATCTCGGGAATTGCGGCGTTCAAGGACCGGGCGGTGCAGATTCTGGGAGATATTCGTCCCACGCTGGAAAGCATCGGAAGCACGGCGGCAGGGGCATTCACCTTCCTTGCAGGAAGCGCCGGAACGGCCCTGCAAAGTGTCGGGGAGGTAATCAGCAGCCACAGCGGCCTCTTTACGAAGCTGGGGCAGATCGCCCTGAATGTTGGCGGCATCATTTCCGATATTGGGGAACGGCTGAAACCGGTTATTTCCTACGCCGCAGGCTCGGCCCTCCCGCAAATAGCGGATGCCGTGCTGAACATCGTTGAAAAGCTGGCCGACCTTGCCCTCGCAGTCACGGAAAACAAGGCGCTTATGATCGCCCTGGTTTCGGCTTTTGCCGCTTTCAAGGGCATGAAGACTGTTTCCGCCATAGCGGACGGTTTCCTCGGCGCAGCAAAGAATATCGATATCCTGACGAAAAAGAGCAAGGGGCTTGACGCCCTCCAGCTTGCGCTGAACGGGAAGCTGAGCGGAACCGGAACCATTATCGGTGTGCTTACTGGGAAGATCGACGCCGCCAAGCTTGCGACAGGGCTATGGCAAAAAGCCGTCGGCAATGTAACCAGTGCCTTTACGAATATCAAGCAAGCGGCCTCCCTTGTCTTCACCAGCATAAAAGGTGGCATTGCTTCCATGGCGGAGCTCCTGAAAGGGGTGTTTGCCAGCATCAGCGGCTTCCTTGCGGCAAACCCCGCCGTGCTTATTATAGCGGCTATCGCCGCAGTAATCGCGGTGATTGTAACCCTATATAACAAGTGCGAATGGTTCCGGGACAAGGTAAACGCCATCCTTGAATTTTTGAAAGGAGCCATTCAGGCAGCATGGGAGAAGATCAAAGCCACACTTGCCCCGGTCGCTGATTTTTTCCAAAACAGCATCCTGCCGGGGATTCGGTCGGTATGGGATTCTATTTGCGGGGCGTTTCGCGCCGCGTGGGAGCTTATAAAAACGATTTGGGGCGCTGTAAAGCCCTGGTTCCTTGCCCTTTGGGGGGCGGTGAAAGCCATTTTCTCAGTCGCAGCGGCTGTGCTCGGTGGATTTTTCAAGGCAGCATGGGGCGCGGTGCAGCTGGTATGGGCGGCGGCTTCCCCCTGGTTCACTGTCCTGTGGGAACAGATTAAGGCAGTTTTCTCCGTAGCTGTCGCCGTTCTCGGCGGATTCTTTAGGACCGCGTGGGAAGTAATCAAGGCGGTATGGAATAATGCCACCGCATTTTTCCAAGCGGTTTTTGATACCATAGCTGGGATATTCTCGGCAGTGACAGCAGTCCTGCACGGCGACTTTTCCGGGGCATGGGAAGCGATCAAGGATGTTTTCAGCAGCTGTGGAAACTACTTCCAGACCTTATGGGATGGCGTCAGGAATATTTTCGGCGCTGTCGGCGATTGGTTCGGCGGTATCTTCGCCGCAGCCTGGGCTGGCGTTAAAAACGTAATAGCCGCAGGACTGAACGCCGTCCGGGGCAGCGTTTCCGGTTTCTTCGGTAAGCTGGACGGGTTGACTGGCGGTGCAGTTACCCGCATTGCGGAACTTTTCTCCGGCCTTTGGGACGGCGTCAAGGGACTTTGGAACGGTGCGGCCGCATGGTTTCGGGATACCGTGATCACGCCGCTTGTAAACTTTTTCAGCCCTATCCTTGAGATGATCGGCGGGATTTTCCAGGGGCTTTGGATCATTGTACAGGCAGTTTGGAGCATTGCAGCCGAATGGTTCCAAAACAGCGTGATTACCCCGATTATAAACTTCTTTGTTCCAATCGCTGCGACTGTAGGAGGATTTTTCTCCAGCCTTTGGAATGATATTCAGGGAATATGGGTAACCGTGTCCGGCTGGTTTGACAGCACAGTGATCCAGCCTGTTATCGCTTTCTTTTCGGCAGTCCCCGGAGCGGTAGTCGGTTTCTTTTCCAGCCTGTGGGCCAATATCCAAGCCGTCTGGACAATGGTTTCCGGCTGGTTTGATACTACGGTAATCCAGCCCCTGATCGGTTTTTTTGCGCCGATTGTTGAAAATATCGGCGGCTTCTTCTCCAGCCTTTGGAATAATATCTGCTCCATTTGGCAGGCTGCGGGAAGTTGGTTCTCGACAAACGTAGCAGCTCCCATCAACAACGCGTTTCAATCGGTCGGCAGCTTTGTGAAAGGGGTTTTCAACAATGTTATCGGCTTCGTTGAAAGAATGATCAACAGCGTTGTCAGCGGTATCAATAAATTCATTGGAGGCTTTAACGGCATTGTCGGAAAGGCGGCGTCCGTTGTCGGCGTTGGCTGGGACGGTATCGCATCGGTACCATCCGTATCCCTGCCCCGCCTTGCGAAGGGCGGTATTGTCAGCGCTCCGACTATTCTGGAAGCAGGTGAAGCCGGAACCGAAGCGATCATCCCGCTTGGGAAGCTATGGGGGCAGATGCGGGAGATGATCGGCAGCGTCCTGGGTGGAACGGCTGACCGGATCGCCGCGCTGGCGGACCAGCCGGCCCCCTATGACATAGACTGGCAGACGCCTTCCATTGCAGAGATTTTGGACAGCCTGGCTATGGATACCGATTCGGGATCGGAAGGGGGCGGGCTGCAGCCAATCAAGATCACTTATTCCCCGGTCTATCATTTTGAGGGTGAGGCCCCCAGCAAAGAGGAACTGATGGAAGCCGAAAAGATGTCGCAGGAAGAATTTAACCGCATGATGGCGCAGTATATGAAAGACCTTGAACGCACCAGATTTTAGAGAGGGGACGGCTATGAAAACCACAGTCACCATGATAGGGGATACCTGGGATACTATCGCCCTGCGCGTCTATGGAAACGTCCTGAGAGCGCAGGCGCTGATGGAAGCCCGGGAGAACCGCCCCCTTTTGGACTATCAGGTCTTTCCCGCCGGGGTTGTCGTATCAACGCCGGAAATCACGGAAGAAACGGCTTCTTATGAGGATTTACCGGAATGGAGGAAATAGCCTATGTTGCCGCGTCAGGCCGCCGTATCCCTGGTTTATAACGGGGCAAATGCTTCCGGGCAGATCGCGCCGTATCTAAACTCGTTTCAGTACAAGGATATGGCGTCAGGCTCAAGCGATAAGATCAGCATCCAGGTCAGCGACCGGGATCATAAGTGGATTGGAGCATGGTTCCCGGAAAAGGGCGACCTGCTCCAGCCCACGATCACAACACTCAACTGGTTAAAAGAGGGCAGGATTACACAATTTCCGTGCGGCATGTTCCGGGTGGACGATTTCAGTTTCCGGGGCGGACCGATCCGCCTGAGTATCGAAGCGCTTGCCGTTCCAGCGGATAAGAGCGGCTTTCAGGTCACGGAACGCACCGAAACCTATGAAAAAACCACCCTGCAGGAGATCGGACAGACGATTGCCGACCGGAACGGCATTGCACTGTATTTCGAAGCAGAAAATGTCACGATCGAAAAAGTGGAGCAGAGCAAACAAAGCGACTGTGCTTTTTTCAGGGAACAGGTCGAGAAATATGGGCTTGCCCTGAAAATCTACAATGACAAATTGGTTGTTTTCAGCGAGGCCGATTATGAGGCGAAAGATGCAAAGCTGATCCTGACCCCGGCGGATTTCGATCCCGGATGGAGCTGGAATACGAAAACGGCCGGCACTTATACCGGGGTAAAATATCAATACACCAACAGCGAGAAAAACAAAACCTTCACCGTGACCGCCGGAGCCGGTGAACGGATCCTGGAATGCAGCGATCCGGCGGATAACCTGCAGGAGGCGACTGCGGTTGCGCTGGCGGCAGTCAACAAGGCGAACCGAGGCACAACGACAATGAGTCTTTCCATGATGGCGCGGCCTGGACTGATCGCTTCCGATTGCGTGGAAATACGGGGGATGGAAAAACTTTCCAGGAAATACTATATAGACCAGCTTACACACAGCGTTGGCAGTGGCTATAAGATGGCGCTGGAGCTTCACCGTGTCGAGCCAGCCATTACGGAAGCAACGTCGGTTTCAAACACAGTCTCCCAACGGAAGAAGCGAGGGAAAAACAATGGCACAAAATGATCTTTTGAGGATTGGGAAGATATCCAGCTTTGACTATCCGAAGGGTACGGCTAAAGTCACCTATGAGGATAAGGATGACAGCACGACCGCGATGTTTTCTCTTCTTGCATGGGAATACTGGATGCCAAAGGAAGGCGACCAAGTGATCGTTGCGCACCTGTCAAGCGGCAGCAGCTCGGCGGTTATTTTAGGGCCGGTCTGGCATGACGATTTCCGTCCGCCGGAAGGCTTTGAAGGCTTGTACCGTAAGGAATACGGTAACGAGCCTGGGACAGCGTATGAACGTTACGACGCGAACGCGCAGGCGTACAGCCAGGAGGTGACCGGTACGGTTGATATCAGTGCGACCGACAGCTGGACGGTTAAGGTTGGCGCTTGTACAATTACGGCGGACAGCGGCGGCAGTATCCATATTCAGGCTCCCGCAGGGATTACAATCGATACCCCTGTTATGCGGGTGAGCGGCACGGTTATTTCCGGCGGCTAAACAAAGGGGGCAGCTTTGTGGCGATTGGACTTTGGGGGCTTGGCGTTATTTTTACTGTCAGCGACCGGAAGGAATTCACTTTTGCGGATATGAATCATACCGTCAATGCAAACTGGGCAAATCACAGCCGAATCGGAATGAAGGATCAGACGGAATACCTTCGGCCGGGCCTGCAGAAGCTGACCTTTACCATGACATTCGACGCAAACCGTGGCGTGAAACCGCGAAAGATGCTGGACAAATTAGAGCGGTTCACGGAACGTGGCGACGCCTATATCTTTGTAGTCGGCGGGAAACGGGTAGGCCGCCACAAGTGGCGGATTACCGATCTCAGCGAGGCATGGGAGGTCGTATATAATCGGGGCGAGCTGGCGCGTGCAAAGGTAAATGTAACCATGCAGGAGTATGTCTAGGGGAGGCCAGAGCGTATGGATTTATCGGATATTGAAATCTCATATCACTATGGGGACAGCGCAAAAGAAGAATACTGGGAGATCATCCGCAATGTCCAGACGCTTTTGACGACGCCGGTGGGGACATGCCCGCTTTACCGGGATTTCGGCCTGGATGTCGCCTATCTGGACTATCCGCTGGATTTGGCACAGGACCTTTTCCGGGTAGCGGCGATGGAAGCAGTGGAGCGTTGGGAACCAAGGGTGTATGTAACCGATGTGACATTCACGGCTGTTCCGGGCAGCGGCCAGCTCAAAGCAAAGGTGGTGTTAGCAGATGCCCGACAATTTGATGAAATCGGTTTTTGACCTGCCTGATGTATCGTTCATTGGTTGGGATACCCTGGATGATATGATGCAGCGGCTGGTCGGCAACTACGAAAAGAAATATAAAGAGGTGACCGGAAAGACAGTCAGCCTTGGCGCGGCGGATCCGGCAAGGATCCAGCTATACGCGATAGCCCTCGACCTTTACCAGCTAGAGCAGTATGTCGACAGAGCGGGGAAGCAAGACCTCTTGAAATACAGCTATCAGGGGTTTCTTGATCATTTGGCGGCAAACCGGGGCGTGACCCGTCAGCAGCCGGGCGCAGCACGGACAACGATCCGCTTCACGCTTTCAAAGCCCCGCGATTATGCAATCGGGATCCCAGCGGGCACAAGAGTTACAAACGGCAATGGTGTTTATTTCCTGACCGAAAAATACGAAGAGGTCCCGGCGGGTGCATCGTTTGCTGACGCGGAAGCAGTATGCACGGAACAGGGGATCGCAGGAAACCATTTTCTGAAGGGGCAGATCAATATTTTGGTGGACCCGCTGCCTTATGTGGAAAGCATTGAGAATATCACGATCACGGAGGGCGGCACAGGCCTTGAGGACGATAACAGCCTTGCGGAAAGGACCTATCTTGCGCCCTCCGGTTACAGTACCGCAGGGCCGGACGATGCTTATACATTCTGGACAAAAACTTATAATACGGATATCTGTTCGGTACGCCCGGTCATGGTTAAGCCCGGCTGTGTGGCGGTCTACATACTGATGCAGGGGGGCGTATTGCCGGGGCAGGAAATCATAAACGGGTTGGAAGAATTTTTACGCGTCAGAAAAATCCGCCCAATGACCGATTTCGTAAGCGCAGCGGCTCCCGACGTCAAATATTTTGATTTGAATCTGACTTACTACATCAGCCGTTCTAATCTGGCGTCGGCTTCTGCGATCCAGGCCCGTGTGGATGCGGCGGTGCAGTCCTTTCTTTCATGGCAGACAACTGAAATCGGGCGGGATATAAACCCGACGGAGCTTATCAGCAGGATACGGGAAGCGGGCGCAAAACGCGTGGAGATCAAGGCCCCTGCTTTTGAAAAAGTGCATGAAACCCAGGTCGCCCAGCTGCGGGATATCTGCACGGTGTATGGAGGCCTGGAGGATGACTGAGCTTCGAAACGGCCAGATAACCGATCTGTTAAGCAACAGTATGCGGTATAATCCGGAGACAATCGCTATAGGTTATGCTATTTTGCAGGAAAAACGGCGTATCATGGCATTTGCTGACCGGACACGGCTCATGTCAGCAATAGACGAACTTGACGAAACGATTTTGGATTATCTTGCTGTAGAGCTGCGCACACCCGCCTACAATGATGCTTTCCCGCTGGATACAAAGCGGGAGCTTATTCGGGGGACGCTTCCGTTTTATGCGCAGTTGGGCACGGTGGCCGCAGTCGAGTGGATCATGCGCACATTGGTTGGAAATGGGACAGTAGAAGAGTGGTTCGAGTATGGCGGGGAACCCTATTGCTTTCGAGTGCATATGGATTTAACTGGCCAGATGGCGACACTGGAAATGGTTGAACAGGTCATGCGCGGAATCCTGAAATGCAAAAATCTTCGCTCATGCCTGGATGATATCTGCTACACGATCAACCTTCCACCCGCAACGCTCTATGTCGGCGGTGCAGTCGGTACTCTCACCGAATTCGGAACCCCGGAGCAGCCTAATACCTACGATTTTCGGCATCATCTTTACATTGGCGGCAACACTGCCATACAGGCGGAGTCGAATATTCCGGAGAAGCCGGACAGGCCACAGTTTGCGGCGGCGGTTCAGGTTGGAGGGAAAACCGGGATTCATTCCGTGCTGGCCCTGCCAGAGGATACCGAACCGCCGCCTTCCTTTAGCATTTTGCGGACAGGCGGCGTCTGCACTATCATATCAAACTTATCCGGGGAGGAATGATCTATTATGGACTATGCCTATAAGCCCACCACGCACGGGAGGGCTGCAATAGCGGCGTGCCTCGCGCAGGAAAAACCGTTGAAAATCATTCGTGTGGCGTTTGGAAGCGGCAAGGTGGACGAAGATACCAACCTTGCGGATGTTCACGAACTGCTTACATATGTTTCGGATGGCGAGATTTGCGGGCGCAGACACGAAGACGATCGATTTTTTTTCACGATTCAATACTCAAATGTAAAGCACAAGGATGTTAAAACATTCTATTTGTCAGAATTTATGGTATTCGCAGAGAATCCAGAGACTGGCGAAGAGGTAGACATGCTCTATGGGACGTTGGGTGACTACAGCCAGCCTGTTCCGGCACATAACCCAATGTATCCGCCCAGCACGTTTAATTTCCCACTGACACTCATCATTTCGGATGAAATCAATGTGTCTGTTGCTGCGCCTGCCGGGCTTGTCACCTATCAGGATTTGGGGATTCTGATTGACGCGCTTGGAACCCGTCAGCTTCCCATTACCATACCGGCGGACGGCTGGCAGGATAACCCGGACGGCGGCGCTTATGCTTATCGTGCAGATATCCCCGTGGAAAGTGTAACGGCTAAGCTGATTCCACAGCTGTTTTACCCGCCGGAAAGTGCGGAGCGTGCCGGGTATTATGGCTTCTCTCCAGTCTGTGAAACGCTGGATGGAGTGCTGCGGATTTGGTCGAAAGCCGTTCCAGCTGAACCGATCCCGGCGGTGCTGAACCTGACGGGGGACGCGTCCGGCTATTTCGCAGTCGGGGACGGCAGCACCGGCGGCGGAACCTATACCCTGCCGCCTGCCACCGAGAACACGCTCGGCGGTGTAAAAATCGGTAGCGGCCTGAACGTGACCCGTGACGGCACATTATCCGTCAATGCAGCCACCGAAGCCGAAGTAAACGAGATGTTGACCGGGGTACTTACCCCGGAGAACAAATAAATTCAAACGGAGGAAACACACAATGGCAGAACTGAATGACAAAGTAGCAAAAGTTGGGCATTTGCGGACGCTCACGGAACAGCTGAACAACAAAATCAAAGCGCAGGTTGCAGCTGCCTTTCATCCGGCAGGCAGCGTAGCCTTTGCCGATCTGCCCGAACTGACGAAGGCCAGCGAAGGGCTGTTGTTCAACGTAACGGATGCATTCACTACGACAGAGGACTTTTTGGAGGGGGCGGGCAAGGACTACCCTGCCGGGACAAATGTCGCAGTGGTGAAATCTGGTGAAGCGTACAAGTACGATGCCATGTCAGGATTTCTTGACACTTCCGGCTTTGTACTGAAAGAGGACGGCAAGGAGCTGTCCGCGAACGATTACACCGATACGGACAAGGCCAAGCTGGACGGAATTACGGAGGGTGCGAACAAGGTTGAACCCAGCGATACCCCTGGCAATATCAAAATCAACGGTGTAGAAACGTCAATCTTTCAGGTTGCCACTGATGAAGAAATCAATGCAATGCTGGATGAAGTGCTCGGGCCATCTGAAAATGCATAAGCCTTTGGAGGTGAGCAGGCTATGAGCAAGCTGACAAAAATGTTTTCCCTGAAAACTGCGGTGCA